TGAGCAAGTGGAATGGGCTCAAGTAATTGAAGAACTGAAGAAACGTCACGGCAACAAAACGATCACGTTGGGAATGATTGCTGGTGAGATGGGATTAACCAATGATCAAGTGATCGCTGAGCTGACGCCGGAGTTAGCAAAGGAGGTGCAGCGGGCGCTGGAGATCAGTGGGAAGGCTGCCGAAATCCTAGGCGTCAGCGGGGAAATGGATGTGGAAGCTCTGTTCAAGTCGCTTAAGGCCGCTGCAGACAAGGAGGCTTCCGCCGGCCGTGACAAGATCATCGGTGAAATGCTAGAGAGCAAAGTGACATCTGAGGCTGTCCGGAAGGAGCTGCAAAACCCAGAGACGGCGCTCGGCAAACTCTGGACCTACCATGCGCGCGGGATCGCCGCTGATGCAACCAAGGAGCAGATCGCCGGCGAAATGGACAATTTCCTGGCCGATCCGGTCGTCAAAGGGATGGTGGACGCCATCCATACGGACAAACCTGCCGGAACTGGCGGGGGCGGAGGCAGTAAGTCGGATGCTCCGAAAAACCTTCGGGTTAAGCGGGCGTCGATCTAATCTAATATAACTTTGAGGAGGGAATCACATGTCATACAAAGGCCAACCGGTGCCTAGCACCGTACATCACTCTTATCGCGCCAAGGTCAGCGACGGCAAATCTGTCCGTGTCACCATCCCGGCCAACACCGAAATCGTATCGCAACAGTTTTACCTAATCGATGGCTTCTTCGGCGCGGCAATGCAGTCCGTAAAGACGGGCGCCGGCGAAACGGCGGAAGTCATTCTGGATATCGAACAGGCTGAATACGAAACCGATCAGATCACAACCACGGAGGAATTCGCCGTTGGCACACCAGTCTACTGGGATGACACGACGAAGAAATTTACCGAGGCTGCCGATGACGGCGGGTCCCCTGCAGTTCCGTTCCGACGGGTCGGCCGGGTAACTTCAGCCAAAGATGCCAACAACGTCATTTGGTTCCTTTTGGGACCGCAAGTTTAAGGAGGGATAAGTGAATATGGCAAAATTTATTACCGCTGATACATTAAAGGCCGAACGTCGTCAGGGAACCGTCGAAACCACGGTTCCTTTTTTGTTGAACGGGAAGGTTGAGGAGGTCACCAAGAAGATCGTCAATGGCGAGATGGAGACGTACGAACTCGATAAACCGATCGGCGAGATGCTGACCAGTGAGAATAGCCGGAAGGAACTCCTGCAGAAGGTTGTCCTCGACGTCGAACTTGGACGCGAGGAAGTACCTCTGCTTTATGGTCCGATTTATGAAACAAAAAGCGACTCGAATTTTCCAAAGGAGTTCGAGGCGAAGTGGGCTCAATATGGATCTGTTGTCTTCCTTGAGCATCTGGAAGGTGAAGAAGTTAAGTTCGGCAGCCTTCTGGCTGAACAAGGCCCGATTGCCCGGATCAAAGGGTACACTGCCGGTTTTGAATACACGAAAGAGCTCGAAATTTTCAACCAGACCTTTAACTTTGAGACGCTGAATAAAGCCTTTGGGGAAGCCCATAACGCCCTGCTGAATCATCTGCATCTTTCGCCAATCATCCAATTCGCTTACAAGGCGGCCAATAAAACGGGGCCTGTTTATGTTAATGAACAAGGCAAGAAATTGGCGGATGCAAGCGGAGCGCATTATATCCTCAGCCTTCGCGAAACGCTTCGTCAGGCGTTGACGGATGCTCGTACGGCCAAACGTCCGGGTAACATCCTGCTGGCCAACTCGGCTAACCAGGAGGACATCAAGGATGCCATGAGTAGCTTTACAATTCAAGCCACGCCTTATGGTGCACTTGAAGGAATTAGCACCGTCATCTTCTATGATGGATGGGAAGCACAAGTATCGAAGAAGTCCTACACTTACCCTGGTGTTCCGGCCGGCAAAGCCTACCTCATCCGGCCGAAACGTGGCTTTAAAGAGTTGATCAAGCAGCCCTTGCAAATTCAAGCGACTATGGGTGACCTGACTCGTTTGGTCGAATCTCAAATCGTCGGCGATGTATGGCGTGGTGTCTTCGCTGCCGTCGAGGAAAACGTCCAGGAGATCACTTTCCCGGGCAAATAAGGAAGGTGAAGTGAATGGAACCAAGCATTGCGCTTCGTGCCCGCTTGCGGAAGCTTCTTAACGAAGTAATCCCGGCCGAGGGCACAGAAGCGGATACGAATTTTCTTGATGCCGAGATTGATCTGCTGCTGGTGGAAGCGGACAGCCTTTATGGGGCCGCTTCCGCTGGTTGGTTAGAAAAGGCGGGGCTGCTGCAGGGGGACATTGAAAGCTATTCGGCGGGGACAGAAAAATATGACCTGACGTCGTTGAAAGACCGGCTAAACCATGCACTTTCAATGGCAAAACAGTATGCTGAACTTGAAACAACTTCAGCTGGGAAGGAGGCATCTGGTGTCATGATCCGTTTTTGTCCGCCGGAGGTACTTTGATGATTGAGGATATGGCAGCAATGCGGCGTAAGCATATCGCCTGGAACATCTCGCAAAACCCGACACAAATTACAATCCATCGAAAGGAAAAGGTCCGGAAGGGTGGTGGATATGAGGAGGTTGAATCGAACCTTCCACCTATCGTCGTCCGGATCTTCATTACCAGATCATTATTATCTCAAACTGTATCTGTTCTGGCCGGCACGAAGCAAACCGACAAAATTTACTGTTTGTTGGCGGACGAACATGCCGACATCAAAGCCGGACCTAATGTAACTGACCGATTCGAGGCACTTGGAGAGACGTTCGAGGTGATCTCCGTACAGCCACAAGTTGTGCAGGGAGTTATTGTCGGTTATCAGGCGGATTTGGAAAGGGTGAAGTGAAATGGGCGAATTTGGACAAGGGGCTATCGAGTACATGAAGCGGAAGAAGGCTGGGACTCTAGCGTTGGTGGATAACCTGAGTAGGCAAGCGGAGGGCGATATGAAGGCATCGGCGCCATGGAAGGATCAAACTGCCACAGCCCGCAGAGCATTGCATTCCGGCGTGGAGCCGGCTGGTAAGAACAGAATCCGGATGTATCTCGCTCACGGTGTCCAGTACGGCGGTATCCTGGAGGAAGGCTCCAAGCCCCATATCATTCGTCCGAAGAATAAAAAGGCGCTGTATTGGAAGGGTGCTTCCCATCCCATCAAGGCGGTCAAACATCCCGGTACCAAGCCGCGAGCGGTTGTTGAACCGACAGCAAAGAAATACAGGATCAAAATTCGTGAGACTCTAGTGAAATGGTGGTCGAGGCCATGAGAAACGCTATCCGCGAAAGGCTGCTTTCCACTGTTCCAGAACTTAAGGATGTTTTCGAGCCTCATGCAGCTGAGGAAGACAGCCAGAAGCCTTACGCTGTAATTCTTCAAGGCGAGGACGACGACGAGTCTCCCTGGGCCGGTTTTCGCCGGATCGTGGAGGTTTGGCCATACGTGTCCCGATCGACTTTTGGTCACGTGGACTCATTGGAGAAAAAGATCATCGCCGCGTTGGATAAGCAAATGCTTACCACGGAGACCGGCGAGGTCTTTTCTTGCGTTTATCTCGGATCCGCTAGCCAAGACGTTGTGGACGAAGACTGGGACGCCATTACCCGCGGCATGCAATTCGCTGTTATGGCCTTGCAGCCGGTCGGTACGGATGGCCAGATCACGAGTGATCCGTGGGTTCCGGCCCTTGCGGCTTGGACAACCAGCGTTTTAGGAGCTGAATGGACTGTGTATAACGGGTACTGGCCGCTTGGATACAATCGGCCTGCGATCATGTGGCGGGTTACCGGGATTGATGTGGCTATGATCGGGATGGCATTGTACCGGGTTACGAAGCGTTTTTCGGTGCATGTTCTCGGTGATGCCCAACACCCCGAACACGCGGGAGTGCATGCCTTGGTCGATGCACTCGGAAGCTCCATTAAGATCCCGCTTGACCCAGTCGACCGACGCTTTCTAACTGTGAGCGATCCTAGGGCTGCCGTTGGCGCTGACGCGATTCGTGAGGGTCAGATCACGATCACGTTGTCCAGGCGAACTGCTCGTCCGTATGAGGAGGCGCCTTTAATCCGTTCTGTATATTACAAACCAAATATCAGGTAGGTGGTTCATATGGCTGAAAAGCCTGAAAAGCAGGAGAAGCAGGCTAGCACACTGGTTGCTCCCCGCTACTCAATATCGGAGCTATCAGCTCACGCTGAAGCTCTTTTTGCTGTTCAACCGGAAGTTTTGGCTGGTGCGCTGCACGGAGTAAATGACAAGGAACTTTCGATCGATGAAACGAAACGGCTCATCAAACAATTCTTAGAAAAGAAGGTGAAATAAGTGGCAGGAGGAAATTGGAATCTGACGGATATGCCGGTACTGCCCGGGCTTTTTACGAACTTTGTTGCTGCCGCAGGAACGGCTATCCAGCCGGGCGCGCGCGGTGTGGTCGTTGTGCCGATTAAAGCGCACTGGGGGCCGGTTGGGCAATTTACGGAAGTGGCAAACGAAGCAGCGATCAAACAGCTGTTTACGGAGGATGAAACCGGTGGAGCGACTGCTTTGACGACGCTTTACCTTGCGTTGTTGGGTGGACCGCAAAAGTTGCTTGCCTATCGGATTGCTAACAATGCTGCGGCGGCATCGCTTACCCTAAACAGTACGGATGCAGCCAATTCCGTGCTACTTAAAACAAAATATCCGGGTAAACGCGGGAACAACTTCAGGGTAACGATTCGGCCAAGCCTGTCTGGATCCGGAAATAAGGATCTATTACTTTATGAGGGCACGACCTTGCTCCGAACCTTCTCGGTGGCAGATGGAACCGCAGAAGCAGCTGCGGCTGCGATCAATGCTGACACATCCAATGTATGGATCACGGCCGAGGTAGTCGATGAAGGCACATTGGCAGACGTATCTGATGTTCCCTTTAGTGGCGGGGACAGCGGCATCGACGGGATCACAAATGCCGATTATGTGGCGGCTTTGTCTGCGTTCGAAACGCAGGACTTTCACGTGCTTGCTCTCGACGGCGTATCAGATGCTGCTCTGCGAGCCAGCGTCGTCGCTTGGGTGAAGCGTATGCGCAGTGAAGGCAAAGGCATTATCGCCGTGCTGGGCGGATCCGCTGCAGACGATACCGCAGCTGACGCCGTGAGCAAAGCGGTGGCACGCAGCGCCGCCATCGACCACGAGGGAGTCGTGAACGTTGGCACCGGTGCTGTGTTGAATGGCCAGGCATATTCGTCTGCCCAGGTGGCTGCTTGGGTTGCTGGCTTGGTCGCCGGTCAGTCGCTCAGCCAGTCAACAACATATGCGGCATCCCCGTTCGAAGACGTAACGCGGCGCTGGACCCGTTCCGAACAAGAGCAGGCAGTACAAGGAGGCGTGTTCCTGCTCGTGCACGATGGCCGCCGTGTGAAGGTGCTTCGTGGTGTGAACAGTCTTGTGACGCTCCGCGATGGGCAGAACAAGGGCTGGAAAAAGATTCGCAAGATTCGTGTCATGGACCAAATCAATGCGGACCTGCAGCGGACAGCTGAAGATGCCTATATCGGCAAGGTAAACAACACCGAGGAAGGCCGGCTGGCGCTGATTGGAGCAGGGAAAGAGTATCTGCGTACGTTAGCCCAAAGCAATGTAATTGAGGGCACCGGCTACGATGTAACACTTGATCCACGTTTCTATGGAAGCGCACCGCAATACACGCCTGAAGATGATCAAGTATTTCTGGTCTGGACGGCAGACGATACCGATGTCATGGAACAAATTTTTGGCACGTTCTACGTGCAATAAAGGGGTGAAATAGGATGGCACAAGGACCAGGATTGGATCCGTCTCGTGTAATACTTGGCACATTTGGTCAGGCCTATATCGACGGTGAGTGGCAAACGAATATTAACCACTTGGACGCCAAAGTCGCGATCGATAAGCGTGAGCTGAATTTAGTAGGTCACAACTGGGTGCAGTTTAAAATTGGTGCTAAGCGGGGGACGGGCACCATGAGTGGATATAAGGTAACGTCGAAGATGATTCAACGGGATTTCTCGAAGTTTGACATCCTATCCAAGCTGGAAGATCCGGAAGCCTACGGGTATGAAACCATCCGGCTTATCCGTTGCATGCCCGACGAAGTGCAATTGGCAAACTGGACTGCCGGCGAAGAGGTGACGGAAGAAACACCGTTTACTTTTGAGGATTACGAACTGTTAGATCCGATCGAGGGACCATAAAATTTGATTTCGGAAGGATGAGTATAGAATGAGCGAACAATTAAATGAACAGGCGATTCTGGACAGTCTCTTCGAAACGGTAACTAATCTGCCGGAGGAGACTGTTTTGATTAAACGTCTTGATCTACGGATCACTCTGCAAGGCCTGACATCCAGTAAGGTGGATGCGATCCGCGAGCGCTGCACGATACGGAAAACCGTGAAAGGCCAGACCACCGAGAAAGTGGACAGTGAACTGTTTAATGCTGCGCTGGTCAAAGAGGCGACATCGGCACTTGAAGTCAAGGGCCTGAAACTCTCCGGATGGGGAGACGAACGGATCACTAGCCGATTAAAATTGTCCGGCGGAGAAGAGGCGGTTCGCCGCTTGCTTCTGGCCGGCGAATTGGATGCTGTTGGTGATAAAGTGCTGGAGATCTCCGGCTTCGGGGTCGATATCGAAGACGTAAAAAACTGATCAGCTCCGGGGGGACGACGACGGTGTTGTACCACATGTGGGTACGGCACCATCTACGCCCCGGGGCTTTTTGGGCTTTACCCAAGGGCGAGAGGATGCTGTTGGTGGCCTTTACTCAAAAGGAACTGGATGATTTAAGCAAACCTGTACCACACTCACCAAATGCCGGCGTACGGGTGAAAGGGAGGAGGGTAATTCGTGGCCGATAACAAAGAGTTCTACCGCTTGGACCTGGTCATCGGGACCGATGGGGTCGAAGAAGCCGAGAGAGCCGTTAAAGCTATGGATAAACTGCTGCAGCAAACACAGCGCCGTGCAGCTGCTCTTGGCAAGACGAAGATCAACCCTTCCGCATCTCTTAAGGACAAGGCGACAGCGTCGGCTGATAAAGTTACCCGCACGATGAATAGGGTTGATCGGATCGTGGCCAAACCGGAAGCGCGGCTGGTCGATCACGTTACCTCTGCGGCAGGGAAGATCGGCACGACTCTGACCGGTCTAACCCGGAAAACATGGCGTATTACCGTTGGTGTCAAGAATCTCGCTTTGGGAGCATTAAGCGGCATTAAAAACTCTTTGTTCTCTCTTCCTAGTATGCTTGCCGCTGGTGGCGCCGCATATGGCGGGGTGGTTGCCCCCTTGAACCTATCCGGTCAGATGGAACAGGCAGGCGTAGCCTTTGAAACAATGCTTAAATCCGCATCCAAGGCTCAAACGTTTATGGATGAGTTAAAGGAGTTCGCCGAACGAACTCCTTTTGACTTTGCAGGTGTGCGGGACAATGCCCAGCGTATGCTGGCGTTTAAGTGGAAGCA